TATTTATGATAGAAATGGTAATACTGCTTTAACAAACTTAACTGATGGGAGTACCTATTATGTTATTTATGTTGCAGCAAACACTATTAAATTAGCGACAACTTCAGCTAATGCCACAGCAGGAACAGCAATTACTTTAACTGCTACTGGTGGAAGTCAAACACATAAATTACAAAAGTTTGATGTTAATAACCAACGAGTAAAATGGTCAGGAATTAATGATAGTTCTACTTGGACTCCAAGTCAAACAACACAATCTGGTTATCAAGATATTGTTGGTGTTCATGGTAATGTTCAAGCAATAGTTGGTGGAGAAAGTTTTGGTGTAGTCTTTTTAGAAAGAGCTATTTACCGAATGGATTATGTTGGAACTCCTTTAAAGTTTCAATTTACTAAAATAGCCGATAACATTGGTGCTTTTGCTCCACGATCTGTTTGCTCTTTTGGTAATATGATATTTTTCTTGGCTCAAGATGGTATCTATAAATTAGAAGGTGGACAACAATTAACACCTATTGGAAAAGGTCGTATTGATGATTTTCTGATGAAAGATATTACTAGCAACCTGGAAGGGATTTCATCAGCGATTGATCCTAATAACAGTCTAGCTGTGTGGAGTTATCGAGGTGCAAATGCAACTGGATTACCGACAAGCACAGTTAATAACAGATTGTTATGCTACAACTTTAATGTTGATAGATTTGCAACTGGATCAGGACAAAGTTTAGAATTTATTGCCACAGCTTCCCAAGAAGCATTTAACACTTTAGAAAGTTTAGATGTGTTAGGAGAACTAGAAGGATTACCTTATAGTTTAGACTCCTATGCGTATGGCGATAATATAGTTGGTTTATCAGCTTTTAATGCCGATAAAAAATTTGGAAAGTTTTTAGGATCAAGTTTAGATGCAACTGTTGATAGCACCGAATTTGAAGGAGCAAAAAACAGACGATCTACTTTACTTGGAGCAAGACCAATTGTTGATGCTGATGGTAATGATACAACAATAACTGTTACACCTATTACAAGACCTTCACAGGCAGATAGAATTACAATTGGAAGTGCAGTTACATCATTAGATAATGGTAATTGTCCTTTGCGATCTTCTAGTCGCTATCATCGACTACGAGTAAAAGTATCAGGAAACTTTTTAACGATGTCTGGCATTGATGTTCAAGCTAGACCAGAAGGAATGAGATAATGGCAATTACACTAACTCAAAGACAAAAAAATACATTATTAAAACATAAAAAACATCATACGAAAAAGCACATGGATTTTATGATTAAACAAATGACCAAAAATAAACCTTTAACTTTTACACAAGCACATAAATTAGCAATTAAAAAAGTTGGTGTATAATGGCAACAAACCAATATCTTAATGTACCGATTTCGATACCTGACTCTGCATTACATTTGCGAGTCGTATCACAAGCATTAAATAATACAATTGATGGTAAGTTAAACTCAACAGGCAATATCACATTGACTGCAAGTGCAACTTCATCAACCTTGACTGATAGAAGGATAGGAGAAAATTCAATTATATTATTTATGCCAACTACATCGAATGCCAATAGTGCAAAAGATGATTTGTATGTTTCAGCGAGAGCTGATGGAAGTGCAACTTTAACTCACGCAAGTTCTTCTAATACCGATCAGACTTTTGGTTATTTGGTTATTGGATGATTGTTAAAGTACCACCAGAAGATTTACATATCATTTGGAATGAGGTTGAGCCACAAATAAAAAAAGCTCTTGATGACTGTTATACAGCTCAAGATATTTTAGATGGTTTAATTCAAAAAAGATTTCAATTGTTTATCAGTTGGGAAGATAAAGTGGAAAGTGCAGTCATTACAGAAATTGCACAGTATCCACAAAAAAGAATATTACGATATTTTCTTGCAGGAGGTAAGAATTTAGACAATTGGCTTGAGCCAATACAAAAAGAAATTGAACAATTTGCAAAGAACAATCAATGCGATGCAATAGAAGTTGCAGGTCGTAAAGGTTGGTCAAAAAAATTAAAAGGATATGAACAAAAAATTTATTTATTCACTAAGGAGCTATAATGTCAAAGGGCAGTAATCCACAAAATGTAACAACAACCACAAGTGCAGAGCCATCTGAATTTGTTAGACCTTATGTTACAGAAGCATTCGATCAGGCACAAAACTTATTTCAATCAAGTACACCTAACTATTTCCCTGCTCAAACTTATACAGATTTTGCACCTGAGACAACAGCAGCTTTGAATTTAGCTAGTGCAAGAGCATTAAGTAATCCTCTTCTTGCTAGTTCACAAAATGAAGTAAATAAAATGTTACAAGGACAATATTTAAGTCCAACAACAAATCCTTATTCACAAGCATTATTTAATCAAATGGCAGGAGATGTAACAAGTGGTGTTCAATCACAATTCTCTAAAGCAGGAAGATTAGGAAGTGCAGCCAATCAAGCAGTATTAGCTGATGAATTAGGACAACTAGCAAATCAAGTTTATGGCGATCAATATAATCAAGAACGAGCAAATATGATGACAGCAACACAACTTGCTCCTTCCCTAGCAGCAGCCGATTATCAAGACATTCAAGCATTAGGTGGAGTTGGTCAAACAAAAGAAGCAATGGAAATGGCAAAAATACAAGATGCTATGGCTCGTTTTGATTTTGAACAACAAAAACCATATTATAAATTACGAGAATACTTAGCATCTATTGGTGCATCAGTTCCTCAAACAACAGCACAAACAAGACCAGTCTTTAGAAATACAGGTGCAGGAATACTTGGTGGTGCAATGCAAGGTGCTGAAATGGCAGGTATGATTCCTGGTATGGGTGCAGGAGTGGGTGCTATCGGTGGTGGCTTACTTGGAGGATTCTTTTAATGGTAAGTTTATTAAATAGACCAGAATATTATAACAATCCTTATAAAGGAGAAGAATACACAGGAACTAACTTTTTAGGTAATCCTAATTTTCCTCAATATAGTGCATTACAAGCAGGTCAAAATTATTATTCTGCTTTACCTAATTATAAAGGAAAATCATATGGAGTTAATCAACCTGTAACAAATAAAGTTATACCATCTAATAGACAACCTGGAATTGGAATTGCTAATCAACGAGCAGTAGCACCTGCAACAACAGGAGCTAAAACACCTCCTAACTGGAGAAACAATTTACTTAACTATGTCTTATCTCCTAAAGGACAAGGTATGGCTCAAGGTTTATTAGAGGCAAGTGGATATTCAGAAGTTCCAGTTACCTTTGGTCAAGCATTAGCAATGGGATTAAAAAGAGGTAATGAAGCTGAAGCAACAGCAGCAGCATCACAACTAGCCAAAGATAAGTTTGAGTATCAAAAATCACAAGATTTAATTACAAATTTATTAGAACAACAAAAAATAAAACCACAAGAAACTTTTGAACAAATAGAAATTGAAGTGCCAGATGGACAAGGTGGCACAATGAAAGTTCAAGCCAACAGAAGTTTATTAACAGGAAAAGTTACTCCAGTTATGTCTGGTAGTGGAACAAATATTAATCTTGGTCAAGGTTCTGGTGGATGGAAAACAGTAAATACTAATTTTGGTGCAGAAATAAACGAATGGGTTTTAAGTGGAGGTTTTACAGGTTCTCAAGCAAATTTAATAAAAATTGATGATGCAATTGAACAACTAGAAAAATCAAAAGATAAGTTCTTTGGTTTAACTGGAAAGAATGTTGGCGTAATACCTAAAGGTGCAAGAGCAATTTTTAATCCAGACTCGGCTGATCTTGAAGATAATATAAGATCGATTATTTATGAATCTTTAAGACAAACTTTAGGTGCACAATTTGCAGAAAGAGAAGGGGAGAAATTAATTCAAGCATCTTTCAATGCAATGTTAAGTGAAGAAAAAAACATTGTCAGATTAAAAAGAATGAAAGCCAAAATTTTAGAAATGGCAAAAGCTAAACAAAAAGCATACGAGTATTTTCAAGCTAATGATGGCGATATGTCTGGATATTCTGGAAGCACTTTTGTTTTTGAGAATGAATCTCAAATAAAATCAGGAGCAGATGATTTTTTAAATGAGTTTTATAATGTCGATGATTACAAAGGTTTAGATGACGCAGCATTTACAGAATATTTTAAAAATGCAACAGGGGAGGAACAAGCATGGATATTACAAAATGCTGAAAATATTCCTCAAATTAAAATAGGAGCTGAAGAGTAATGGTAGCTTTATCAGAATTAGAAAATATTGTTAAACAGAGTGATCCAAATAATGTAGCTCAAAAACATTTAAATACTTATGATGATAATGAAAATGTTTTTTTTCAATCTATAAAAAATATTCCTTCAAGTGCAAAACAATTTGGCAATGATATTATTCAACCTTTTATTCATCCAGTTCAAACTGCAAAAAGTTTAAAAGATTTAGGATCAAGTGTTATTAATTTAATTCGACCTGGAGAACAAGGAAACGAACAACTGGCAAAAGAAGTAGGGAATTTCTTTGTGCAACGATATGGAAGTTTAGACAATATTAAAAAAACTTTTGCTACTGATCCAGTTGGTATGTTAAGTGATGTATCTATTATTTTAACTGGTGGTGCTGCATTAAGTGCAAAAGCTCCTGCTGTGGCAGGTCAAACATCAAAAATAGTTTCTAATGTAGGAAAAGCAATTGATCCAATTAATGTAGCTTCTAAAGCTATAAAAACTGTAAGCCCAGTTATAAGCAAACCAATTTCTCAAACTGTTGGAATGACAACAGGTGCAGGTGGAGAAGCAATATCTCAAGCATATACAGCAGGAAAAGTTGGTGGCACTAAATCTGATGATTTTACTGCTGCTATGCGAGGAGTTTCTGATGCTGAAGAAGTTGTAACCGATGCTTTAAGTGGAATGAAAGATATTTCACAAGGATCAAAAACAAAATATGTCAGTAATATAGAAAAATTAAAATTAGATAAAATTCCAATTAAATTTCAAAATCTTACTGATGAATTTAACAAATTTAGACAATCAAAAATTTTTGAAGGAGAATCAACTCTTTCTCTTGTTGCACAAAAAAAATTAAAATCAATTGATAAAATAATAGATAATTGGAAAAAAAATCCAAAATTGCATAATGCTAAAGGTTTGGATATGCTCAAAAAACGAATTGATGCAGAATATCCTACTGGACTACAAGTTGGAGATGCAGGTGTAGTTGTTTCTGAAATGAGAAACATTGTTAAAAAACAACTTTTAAAAGAAGCTCCTAATTATGCAAAAGTTATGAAGGCATACGAAGAAGCAGTTACTTTAGAGAAAAAAATGCTTAAAGAATTATCAATGGGCAATAAATCTGGAGCAGGAACAATTTTAAGAAAATTACAATCAGTTATGCGAAATAATGCTAACACTAACTGGGGTAAAAGATTAGATTATGTTAAATTACTTAATGAAGCAAATTTAGATGCTAATATTTTATCTAAACTTGCAGGACATAGTTTATCATCTTGGACTCCAAGAGGATTAGCAGGTGTAACTGCAACTGGTCAAATGGGATTAGGTGGTTATGGTTTAGTTTCTGGAGCAGTTAATCCTGCTGCTTTAATTCCAACTTTATTAATGCAATCTCCAAGAGTAATGGGAGAAGCTGCTCACGCAGCAGGTAAATTTAGTAATGTAGCTGATAAAGTATTACCTCGTGCTTCAGCAGTAGGTCGAGTAACTAGGTATCCAGGAATATTAGAACAACAAAATCAAGCATTAAAAAATAGAGGATTATTATAATGAGCAAAATATCAACATGGAGTACAACAGCAGCCAATAACAATTCTGCTGTGCCTGATGGTTGGGCAGAAAGCATGATGCCCTCAGGAGTTAATAACTCAGCGAGGGAGATGATGGCTCAAATCAGAGATGTATGGAACGACAAGGAATGGTTTTTACTAGGCGATGGAGATGGAACTACAACTTTCACTTATGCTAGTGCAACCTCTGTAACCATTGCTTCTGATATTACCTCAACTTATCATGTTGGAAGAAGAGTAAAAGTTGTTGGCAGTAACACAGGAACTATTTATGGAAAAATAGCTACTAGCTCTTATTCTTCTCCTAACACAACTCTAGCTTTTACTTTTGATGCAGGATCAATTTCAGCTAGTGATAGCACAGTTGATGTTTATGCAGGTAGCACTTATGTTGCTCCCTCTATCCCAGTTATTCACGATACTTCTTTAGGA